TTCTGGCACAACCAGCTTTGTCAAATGAAAATATATTAGGCTTAGCTTTATACAATGTAGCATCAGGTACAAATAACTATGTCGCAATAGCAAGAAGAGGATGTTTCTTAGTACAAGCATCAGACCCAGTATCTGGAGGATTTCCAGTTACATTCAATTCAGGAGGAGTTACAAATATCTGCTCAACAGCAGGTAGTGCAACAGTTCCAGTAATTGGTATGTTTTTACCAATCGGTAGAGCATTGACGTCTGGTGATAGTGGAGGTTATGCACTCGTTTCGCTTTCCTTATAATGGCTTTTTCAAAAATTAAAGAGTTTATTACAACAGGCGATGCAAGTCCAGGAACATTATTAATTCCTAAATTAATTATGCCCCCTCTTATAGATGCAGTAGACAAAGCGTTACTTCCAAGAGAAATGGCAAGTTTCGTTAAGTCAGGTTTTGAAGGTTCAAGTTTCAGCGTAAATCTCGTTACACCAAATATCTTAAAGATAAGAAATGTAGCTGAAGGAGCAGAAATACCTTTGGACAGTACAGCATTTACATCAGTAACATTCACACCTAGAAAGTACGGAGTAGCTATCAGAATTACTAAAGAGATGATGGAAGATAGTCAGTTTGACATATTGGAAGCTAACTTGAGAGAAGTTGGACGAAGATTTGCCGAAAAAGAAACTGAATTAATCATCACAGCACTTGATGGAGCAAGCACTACTGTAACAGGTGGAGCAGCTTTGACAATTGCAAACATCTCTGCAGGTATACTTGGTATCCATAATTACGATAATGAACCAACAGATATGATCATCGGAAACGAAGTCTTATCAGATATGCAGAACATTGATACATTCGTAGAAGCAGACAAGTCTGGCAATCAGGAACTAATGCAGAAAGGATATATCGGTACAATCTTTGGAATGAAAGTAGCACACTTCTCAACTAATGCAGCACCTTCAAGTACATACGCAAAGTATGCTTACTTGTTTGATAGACGACAAGCCTATGGTATTGCTATTAAGAGAGATGTAACAGTTGAAAACTTTATGTTGCCATCGTGCGATATGGAAGCAGCAGCTATTACAAACAGAATTGACGTTCAGTTACTAAGAGCCATCGCAATTGCGAAAATTACTACAGCTTAAAAACTGTAATAAGGTTTTAATTTTTTGTTTATTTTTTTTATAAAAATGAGGCGAGACGGCCTGAGTAGGTAGGTAAGGAGGCAACAAATTACCGAACTTATGCAAAAGTCATCATATTCATCGTGTATAGTGATTATATATAAAAACTATACATATGACAAATAAATCAAAGGAGAATAAATATGGCAGACACAACAACAACAGGAAGTATAGTTATTGGAATGAACCAGGGTATGGACCACGGAATTTTACCTAGTGGAACCTACGGTATGATAAAACCAAGAATGATTTATACATTGGCTAGTCCGAATAATTATGTTACTTGCGTTACTGGTAGCGATATTGCATATGATATTGGAGCAGGAGTGTTCTATATTAGCGATATTACAGTAGGAGCAGGTGGCAGTGCTTGGACAGCATTAAAGACGGTTTAATTTTACTTATGGTAAATCAAACTGAAAGGAGGAACCTATGGTAAATTGTTTTAGAATTAAGGAGTATATTTTTCCAGAGACAGCTTGGAATGCAACTGGCTCACAAGTATCTTTATCCTCACACGCAATAAATGGTGAAGTATTAAGAATAGTCGCAGCATCAAATTTCACAGGAAGTTTAGCTTGGAGTGATGATAAGAATGTGATGGGCACTATATTAGTAGATAGTGGAACAGGTCTTTTTACATCAACAGCTTATACAAATACAACTGGTAGTTTCGTAGTAAACGCACCTTTGAGTATAACTTGTGGAAGTTTAAGTAGTGGAACAGGAAAAGTATTCGGTCCAATTAGTGTTTATTATAGATAAGCAATGGCAGACAGCCTAAGTACTATTGGGAGTATCGCACAATTTATAAATAGTAGTTTTACAAATGTGCCAGCAGGAGTATCAGGTAATATGGTTCAATTCGTAGATTTAGCCAGACAATATGTTTCTCAATTCACAGGTGTTACGATAGGTTCTAATTCTATTTCAGAAAATTATCAAGGAGTAATAGTCAATTTAGCAATGAGTTCGGTTATGAGTTCAATAGTGTCACAGGGTTTTGGTCAAATTGCAGAATTAACAATTAACGGAGGACAAATTCCTATGTCGGCTTCGGCTTATAAAGAACTAGCAGATGCTCAATTAAAAGTGTTAGGCAGACACGTAGTTTCTGTTAGGAGCCTCTCTTGATTAACAATGTTTTAGCAAGTGGTTTCAATTATTTAATGAATAATGGTGGAAGAATTTTCTCAGTAAAATATTATAAAGCAACTACTGGTTCTATTTATGATGAAGCAGATAGTTTAACTCAGTCAGGAAATACTTTATGGTTAAGTGGGATATTACAATGTCCTGACCCTAACAACGCAGAAGATACCATTTTATTAGAACAAGGTAAAATAGGTATGAACGATTTGAGAGTTTATTTTCACGGAAGTGTTATTTTATCTCCAAATACTGGAAGTGTTTTACAAACAAAAATAGGTGTTGGTTCTCCAGGAGATAATTTTTATTCTATCATTCCAATAGGTGCTAACGCAGAAGAGGTATTCGGACAATCTATTTATAAGAGAGCATTTATTAGAAGATTAACGAATGGTTCGTTGATAGGAGAATAATGCAAGTATCCAGTAGTACAGGTGGAACTGTTAATGTTACACTTTTAGGCGTAGCAGACGTAGCCAAAATGTTATATGAAGCTACTAAAGACTTTGAAGTATTTACTAATGAAGCATTATTAAGAGCAAGTGCATTAGCAGTTTCTGAAGTTCAACAATCAATTATGGGTAATCGTGGTGAACCTAAATCGGTTGATACTGGTACTTTTGCTAATTCTATTCAAGTACAACCAGTTGGTGATAATTCTGTTAGTGTTTTTACAGATGTAGAATACTCTAAATTCTTAGAATATGGTACGAGTAAAATGGAACCAAGAGCACATTTTCAGAATACAGCATTCCGAATTGAACCTAATATTAAAGAAGAATTTGGTGCGATTGTAACTAAAATATGCGATAGAGCCAATAAATAGATATATACGAAACTAATCAATATATTTAAAGATAAATAAGTAATCTATTATGTCCAAGCGAGGACAAAGAGAACCAAAGCGATGGTAACAAGCACAAATTTCATAGCAGATAATCTGTATTTTATTAAAAATAGTTTTACTTCTGGAACTACTGCTATAACAGACCCAATCGCAAGTTCAAGACAAGCAGATAGTAAATTCGTAATGACAAGTTATCCTCAAAGACAAGCAGTTTATCCATTAATAACAATAAAATTAATTAATCAAAAAGCTAAGAGAAGTGGTATGCAAACGACAGCAATGGACGTAACAATTACTTTAGAGATAAGAGTATGGGCCAGAAACCAAAAAGAAAAAGATGATTTAAGCAATCAAGTATACAAAATTCTGAGAGATTTACAATTTACTACTACGACAGGTTCAGTAGCAAACAATTTACATCACTATGAATTATTAAGCGATGTTGAAATAGACGAGCCAGGTGAAGGAAATCCAAAGAGCAGAATAGTTCAAATTAAATATTTTTTCTATAATGTATGATGGCACCAGCAAAAGGAACATCTAATTTTAAAGGAAAGAAACATACCGAAGAGTATAAAATACTTATGAAGGATAAGATGAAGAATAGACCAATTACTTGGAGAGATAAAATAATAAAAACTCGTAGAGAGAATATTTCATCTGGAAGGGTAGTTTATCCTAAAGGAGATAGAGCATATCACTGGAAAGGTGGACCTATTGGAATAATAAATCAAATTAAATTATCTGAAGAATATAAACAATTTAGAATGGATGTACTTTTAAGAGATAATTTCACTTGTCAAAATTGTGGCATTAGAGGATATGTTCTTGAAGTACATCATATAAAACAAGTTAAATTTTATCCAGAATTGATTTTAGATATTAATAATGGTGTAACTCTTTGTAAGAAATGTCACGATTTAACTAAACAAGGTAGACCAAATAACATTTAAACAGATGAAAGGAGGTAAAATATGACAAGATATATAAGCGACCAAAATAAAGTTGTCTTATTGGCAGAAAGTGGAACATATGGAGTTACAAGTGGAACTGCAGGTGCAGGGCTATGGGTAGGTGAAGTTACTGAGCATTCAATAGAAGATAGTGAAAATCTTCGGGAGGATAGGTTCTTAGGTGCATCTACAAGAAGCGTAGCACAATGGGTTGGTGGACCTAGAGACATAAAAGGAAAACTAACTTATAATGCACAAGATATGAGATTACCATTCTGGGCAATTGGCTCAGTTAATGATGGTGGAGCAGCAGGACATTATACCCACTATGTAAATCAAATTGAAACAAACAATTGGCAGAACCCATTCTGTTCAGGAACAAATCAACTAAATGCACCTATGAGTTTTGGATTAGAAGATAGCAAAACAGCAGGTGGGATTGGAAGTACGTTTTTGAGAACAGTGAAAGGTTGTGTAGTTGATACAATGACTATTACAGCAAATCAGGGAGAAAAAGTTAAAGTTGATGTAGATTACATCGCACAGAACTTAACATATTCAGGTGGAACAAGTAGTTTAACTGCAACAGTAGCAACGACTACTCCTTATTTATGGAGTAATTGTTCATTACAAGTTAGTGGAACTACCTTACAAACAGCTAAAAGTGTTAGTTTAGAAGTTGCGAATAATATTACTGGACCTCATTATTTGAATGGGTCAAGAGATATTGCATCACCTTATTTCGGTAATAGAGATAATACCTTGACTGTTGATTTTGATTTAGATAATCAAGCAGGAACTCTTATCTATGATTTATACAAAAGAAACGCAAGTTTTAATTGTGTATTTGATATGAACGGAGACGTAACAACAGGTAGTTTACATACAATATTCTTTATGAGTGGTTGTAAAGTAAATAAGATGGATGTTCCAAGCGTAATAGAAGGAACTGTAGAAGCAAGTGCAGATATAGTATTTCCAATTATTATAGGAAGTTCAATAGATACAATAGCCAAGTATAATCCTTGGTAATTAAGTTTTATTTTTTTATTTTTTTAAAATTATGGCAGCACGGAAAGACGGCTTAAATCAGGGAGGTAAAAATGCAGAAAAACATAGAAGTTAACGGAAAGACGTTTATCGTCAAAGAAATCTTAGCGATAGATTTAGATAAAATTGACTTCACTAATAAGATAGATGCCATCAAAATGCAAGTAGTTCTATCAACAGGTATTAGTGATGAAGATTATAAACAATTGACAATAAAAGAAAGATTGTACATAATCAACGCAATTAATGATATAAACGGATTATCAGATTTTCCTCAGCCAGCGAAGTAACACTCACTAATCATTTAGTGATTTGTGAATACTTTTGCTGGACACTTAGGGATATTGAGAAACTAACAATACGAGAATATAGAGGAGTAATTAGATATATCAATAGCCAAATAAGAAAAAGAAAACAAGCAAACAGAAAAAATGCCAGAAAATGAAATACAAATATTGATTACAGCAGTAGATAATGTTACTGCGAAGATGAAAGATATAGAGAGTAAGTTAGATAAATCTAACCAAAATATTGAAAATTCTAATAAAAAATTAGGCAATAGTTTTAATGAACAAATAAAAACATTAATCGCAGTAGGAAATATTGCTCAGGGTTTACATAATATCTGGGAGACTTACGAAAGAGTACAACGAAATGTTGAAAACGCAAACGATAGATTAGAGAATGCAACTATCCGATTAAAAAGGGCTCAAGAAGATTTAAACCAGGTAAATAAAGATGCAGTTCAAAATCAATTGAATTTAGAAGAAGCTACTATAATGAATAGGAGAGCTCAAGAAGAATTAAAATATTTTACAGATAGATTGGCTACTGGAGTTTCTTTTACTGGAGAGAAATTAAGAGATTATGAAGATGCTCAGATTAAGGCAAAACAAGCAAGTATAGATTTAGCAAACGCACAAGCAGATGTAACAGACGAGGCAAGGAAGCTAAAAGATGCTCAGGACAGTGTTACAATGGCTCAAAATGGTGTAGATAAGGCTACTAGAGGCGTTCAGAAGGCTACTGATGATGCCAGATGGGCATATTTGGATATGGGCTTACAAGCAGGGCTTTTAACTGCAAATATTGTCACATTAGCAGAGAAATTCGGAATATTAAAAATGGCAGGAATAGGTGCGACTACTGCTGAGATAGGTGCAATGGGTGCAACAGCAGCGAGAACGGCAACTGCAGTTACTGGAGTATTAGCTGCAATTTATGGATTTGGAGCAGCAATGGTTGCATTAGTTACACTTGGTACTGCAGGATATGTTAATCAATTAGCAGCAGAAGCACAAGCATATGATACACTTGGAGGAGCAGTAGATACTACAAGAATAAAGATGATAGACTTAGACCAAAAAATGAAAGAGACTACTGGAATGGGTGGAACACGACAAGTTGGTATGACTATAAATCCAGCAAATGAAGCAATATTTGGAAAAGGTGGACAAGCACAATTTAACAAAGATAATAATATAACGGGTGGTGAAGATAGTGGCAAAGAAGGAGGTATCTGGGGTTGGATTAAAGGATTATTTACTGCACAAAAAAAGACAGAAGAACTATCTGTAGCTTACGATAAAATGTCAACTCAATCAGTAAACGATGTAAATAAAATTATAGTTAAATTAGATGAGATACCTAAAGATGTTTATACGTATCATCATATTATCACAGTTTATGGATAAAGACGCAATAGACGAATTGATAGAGAATTTAAATCGTATTCCTAAACAGATAGATAGCAGAATTTTTATTAAAGAATTAGAAGAAAAGATTATGGAAAATTTAAGGAGAAAAATATCAATATGACGTTCTATTCTAAGATGACTATTGGTGGAAGTGAAGTAACAGATAGTCCAAAAGTTGATGTTACTACCTCAGTGAGTGAAGTCAGTGCCTCATCAAATTTCTATGCTAATTTAAATAATTATGGTGGTTATAATACTGGAAAATATAATCTAAATGATGAAGTAATTATTTACGCAGATAAAGATATTAATCCACCAACAACAATTATTTTTAAAGGCATATTAGAAGATAAGAAACATTTTGGTGAAGGTGTAGATGAACAAATTGAATTACACGGAAGAGATTACACAGCCAGACTAATGGATAGAACCATAGAGCCAGAAGTTTATAATAATTTACCGACTGGTTCAATTGTGCAAGATTTAGTCAGTAAGTATTCAGACAATATATCATTCTC